ATTTTGCAGCTTGGATAGGCTTTAAGTAATCCGCTGGACACGAACCGATTGCAGTGTGTGGTTCAGGATCAGGGCAGAACATAGCAATGGGTAAATCATCCCATTGTTCTACATTCAACACATTAACGCCTTCACCCGCAGTACAAACTCTTATTCTTTCATCGATGCCATCGCCATCGAAGTCATAAAAAAGATAATGTTCAACATACAAAACTTCTTTCGCCCCAGTATCACTTCGGTCTGGGTATACCATGTTGTCAAATGGGTTTCTTGCCTCGATTTCATCATAGGCTTCTGGGTCAACCGCGCTTGAGCTTTGTGTTGCATATTGCTCAACCTCATCTTGGTCATAACCCATAGCAACCAAATCAGAAACAGATTTAATCATTCTGTGGGCCACATAAGATGCAGACTCAAGATCTCTAGCGTTGCGTGAAATTAAAACTTCTTCGGGTGGTATTGATTCAATACACACCTGATCTTTGGCTTTAATTCTACGAATCGTTAAATCATATTTGGCTGGAATCTCTTGGATTATTTCTTCACCAGATAATGGATCAACCTGTGTGATTGTTTCCATGGTGACAGATTCTTTAACAATCTCTACATTAGGGTCAAGCATAAGAGCTTGATAAGATTGTGGATCTAAGTCTGTGTATTCGCTGGTAGATGCTGAAATAGAATCATCCCAAAAGACTTTGACAAAACCACTCTTTCTAACCAAGGCATCTTTGAACGCATCGTATAAAACTTGAAACCCGGGATTCTTTTCTTGAATGATGTAATTAACATAATTGGTTTGTTGCTCGGCAACAGGAATATCCTCTGGGCCATGCGGTACAAATTCAACAATCTTTTTAGTACCAAAGAAGGTACGCATGATAGATGGAAGCATAAAAAGTACGCTATCCCGTACGTCTGTTGAAACAAATTCAGATTGCATACTAGATTGTGCTTGTGGTTGTTCACCAAGATAATACTCAGTTGATTCTGCTCTTTCAGCTCCAACTTGATGAATGAAATCTTTTGCATCATCCATCTCTGATTTGATAACACTGGTAAGGTGTTCCATATCAGTTTCATCTTCAACTTCTACCTCTACTTCAGAAGATTCCATCTCTTCTTTCTCAAGCATATCTTCCATTTTGTCTTCGTAATCTTTTGCCATGTAAAACTATCCCACTCGAATGATTCGAGATTTTAAAGGTTTTTTGAAATTATAACCGAAAACACTCTCGCTTCCACTAAAACTTGCGGCAGAACTTGCCATGGTTAATGCAAGTGCATCTGCTTTGTCCGGGGATTTGATTCCTCTTTTCTTCATTTCTTCTTTTGACTCTATCTTTATTTTTCCAGTAGAGGTATATTTATAGAGAGGCGCAGCCAATTCCGAGACAAGCTCATCATCAATAGGAAGTCGGCAATCACGCTGCGCCAACCATTCTTTTATCGCAAACCATAACTCAGCGCGTAAGTTCAAATAATTTTTTCTACTGCTTGGTGACTCAGATACATTAATCCCACGCACAGGTAAATTCTGTTCTCTTAGTCTGTCCACCACGCCCGCGCCAAGTCCAATCACATCCACTAATATTTCTTGTGGGCGTTCCATCACAGTTGCATCATCGTAGCGATTTTTAATCACACCACACAACTGCATCAAATCCATAGAGGCAAATGATTTTATTTCTAAAACAGTGTTTCCCTGGCGCACACACAAGGCAGAATTATCGCCACCGAAGCGGGCAACATCTAAACCCCACACTATGGGCGCGGAGGCGGTGAGGGCGACATCACGATCTACTGCTGCGCGTATAAGTTCCATAGATATCACAGTATCATCGTCAGCTTTTGGAAACTCGCCCATGACTTCTACGCGGGATACTGTCGAATCCTCGCCATATTGTTCAATCATGGTTTGAAATAGCTTTTGGTCAGTGCCTTCGACTGTGCGTGAGTCTACTTGTAGCGACTGCCAAAAACTGCGTTTGCTGTGAAAAGAGTCATAAAACGGCCCTGTGTTGCGGCGCGGGTTGGAGAAAGTAAACCAATAACGATCTTTGGTAGGCTCAGAAAAGAAACCTTCAGAAACCGAGTAGATGGGCGCGGGGATACCTGATGCCTCATCCATGATTAAACAAACTCCGTATGATGAGTGAATACCAGCGAAAGCATCCGGGTTTTCTTCTGACCATAACTGCGCTTGTGCATAATAGTACCCAGTATCTATCTTTAGGTCGCGAATCAACGCTTCTTCAAACCAACCAGCAGGTTTAATGGTGGTGGCTGTTTTTGTAAACCAATGTGAATTTATTGAAAGAGTAAGCCATTTACCTAACTCAGCCCAAGTTCTACTTCTAAGCTGCTGTTCGGTGTTGGCGGTAACAATAATGGTTGCGCCAAGCCTTGTTGAAAGCATCCAAATGATTAACCAAGCTACTAATGCTGATTTACCAATACCACGACCAGATGCTACAGCTAATCTGAACATCTCTGGTAACTCTATACTGTTGTTTCTTTGTATATGCGTTGTAATATTTCGCAAAATTTTTTCTTGCCACTTACGAGGCCCATCAAAATGTTCGAGGGGGGTGTCTTTTTGTCCCCATGGGAAGGCAAATTTAACAAAGTTATATGGATCATCTTTGATGTTCATTGACCATAGTTCGGTCATTAATTGCTTTTCTTGTTTAGGGTCGTATTTCATAAAAAAAAATTAAAAAATTTTAGTGCAAGTGTTCTAAATTTTTAGCCCCCGTCGAAAAAGTGACCGGGGGGGTTGCAAGATCGGAGAGTAGATCTTGCCGAGCTGCCCGGTCTTGACATGGATACAGTAAGGGAGATGAGAGAGTTCCCACGCCTAGCTCGTATTTTTCGTTGGCAACGAGTCCTTTGTAAGGACTTGTTGTGAATCTAGCTGATCTTCTACGACTTTGCCATCAATCACCCTAGTTTTTGCAGAACTAAGTATTTCAGCTAAATTTAAGTTGTGATTTACCTCTTGCCTATCACTCCAGGACTTTGAATCTCTATTTTTTAAGTAAAAGATTTGGGCCGTCACATTACCTTCGTTGGCGGATTTGAACAAACTGTTTGAAACTCGCGCCAAACCTTTTGCCTCTCCCCTTTTTATAGCTTCCGATAATTCCAAACTTCTCTTTTTATTTTTATTGTAAGTGTCCCAAGAAATCCCCAAAGCACGGGAAATTTGATAAGGCCCAAGACCTTGAGCAGCAAGTTGTTCAACTCTATCTATATCAATAACAACAGGCTTTCTTCCGGGTTTTTTTCTAGGTTTATCCATCATTTATATCATTAATTAACTCATTATAAGTTTTATTTGAATCTAAATGCACTGCATTTTGACCAGTAAATTCTTGCCACCTTTGTATTATGACATCGCAATATTTAGGATCTAATTCCATTAAGTAAGCTGAACGATCTAATTTCTCACAAGCTAATAATGTAGAGCCACTACCACCAAACAAATCTAACACTTTATCCTTCGGCTCAGACGAATTACTTATTGCCCGCTCAGAAATAGCAACTGGTTTTTGCGTTGGGTGAACATATTTAGATGTTGAATCTTTACTAAAAGACCAAAGATCAAAATCTGATTTATCGCCTTTACAAAAAGGAGATCCTTTATGAAACAATATAAATTCACATTGTCGACGATATATCATATAACCTAAACCAGCATTTTTTTTATCCCACACAATTACAGCATCTATATTGGCGTTATGTTTCTCAAATACTTTGATAAATGGAAGTTGAATTAATGGTGAGACACACACATAAACATCTGCATTGTCTTTTTTTGCAATAAAAGCTAGCTCAATTAAGCCACCCAAATCATCACCAACTAAAGCATCGTTTTTAATTTTTCTGTGATGTGATTTAGTGAGTTGTGTTCGACCCCCACTGTAATCTATTCCATAAGGCGGATCAGTAAAAACCATATCTGCTTTATTACCATCCATTAACTTATCCACCGCATCAATGCTCGTGCTATCACCACACATAAGCCTGTGATTACCTAACAACCAAATATCACCCTCAACAGTTATAGGGTCTTCAACTAAATCTGGAGTGCTATCTTCGTCTACCAACCCCTCTGTTGGATCAGCCAATATATCGTTAATCTCTTTATCCTCAAAACCAAGCAGCGACACATCAAAATCCAAGTCATTTAAATCATTTAGTTCAACCTTTAACATATCAAAGTCCCAGCCAGCATTTAAAGCCAATCGATTGTCAGCTATGACATAGGCTTTCTTTTGTGCTTCAGTTAAGTAATCCAAACATATAGTTGGAACAGTTTTAAGGTTTAGTTTTTGTGCAGCTTGAACTCTACCATGACCAGCAATAATTAAGCCTTCATCATCAATTAAAACAGGATTGGTAAACCCAAACTCCTTGATACTTGCGACAATTTGGCTTACCTGGTCTTTATCATGTGTGCGACTATTCCTTGCATAAGGAATCAACTCAGCAACATTTTTGTACACTATCTCTCTATTCTCCATGTAAATATTCTAAGTTATTAAATGTTTATTGAAAACAAATTAATTATCTTGTTATTGGTAATAGCGTAGAAAAGAGTTGCATAGTGTAGTCTATTTGCTATAATCATTATGTAGCCCGGGAAAGCTACCATTTTATAGGAGAGATAAATGAAAGACTTTGCACATAAACTGCATAAACCACAACAACCAAAACCATGGACTGATGTAGCTCGTGAGATGACTGAGAACATAATCTTTGTCATAGCGACTGTGTTAGCTTTGGTAATCATTATTAAGGGAGTAATGTAATGGAAGATATAAAAACTTATTTAGACGAAGGTGAACACAATAGTAGTTGGTCAAATGATTGGAAAGACCCGGACAACTTTTGGGGAAACAATGGTCAAGTTCATGTTTACTACAATCGTAATTGCAGCTTTAAACTCAAGCGAGAAATTTGGCATGGTTATAAAACCAAGATCATTAAACCAAGTGACATCGAGATACTTACCAACGACACGCCATTTACCAAAGCTGAATTAAAGACAGCTCTGATAGATAAATGGTTTGCATGGGAGAATGAGAACACAAGACAAGCCAACAACAAGGGTGCGCGAGAGCGTAGAGCGAGACAAAAGGAGATAGCGTAATGAATTTAAGCAAAGATTGTATAAAAGAAATTAATAAAAACCTCAACACAGTTAAGTCCAATAGACCTTACCTTACTGACAATCAATTGGTAGCTACAGTTTGTGTCATGTATGACATAGCAAACAAACAAAATATTGACTTTGCAATTGTTGAATCAATTTACAGAAACACTAAAGAGATAAAGTAATGTCAGTCACTAGATACAACTTTAGAAAACCAAAGATCAATCGCCAACAACATGAAGCGATCAACAAGATATTAACGCATCCACACTTCAATGCCTTGATTAATCCTCAGGCCCTCGATGTATTAACCGATCTTGGAATTAGTGCTAAACAGTTCCAGGACATTATTAATAAAAATAAATCAATTTTAAAAAGCTATAAAACCAAGGAAATAAAATGACACAGCACAGCGACAAAGTAGAGCAGCAACGAGAGTTATTAAAAAACGAAGCGTTGGATAAGAAAATTATAAGCATCGACATTCGCCCCGGGAGGATACAAACTTGGTATCAATCTGGGCGAGTGGTGACAGAGTATCCAAGAGACAAGCGTAGAAAAACCACAACTGATTACCGAGGTTTAAATGATTAATTTAATACAACTCATCAAACAATTTATGGGTAAGTGTCCAAGCTGCAAAGGTTTTGGCACTATGCCAGACGGAACAACTTGCGGAGATTGTTGGGGATCAGGCAATGATTGAGATAATCGGCTACATTTTTGGCATCGGCTTTTTGATTTGGTTAGCTGTAGTGCTAACATTATGGTTAGTCGTTAAATATTGGGAGAATAGATAATGTCATACGAAATAGCAGAATATAAATACATAGGACACATGAGAAGTGTCTATGGACTCAAGGGCGAATTAGAATACCCAAGCAGAAAACACTCGCAGCAAGACAGCGAGGGCAATTGGCTTTTGATATCCTTCAACGGACACAAGATGGGGAAGGTAATGAAAGACGGAAAAGTTATCGCATAGAACACGGGCCATTAAATAGGTTGCTACTCTCCTTCCCCCAAATAGTGACCTAGGCCCACCAACAGAAAATGTTTCCGCCCACGCGCCTGGCTTTTCTTTAATCGCTTTTTCTCGTCCTCTAATACGATCCACACCAAGTTCTTATCACTCAACTCCTGCAACGCCCGCCCACAGGTTTTTCTATTCAGTCCTACCATCTGGGTATAGTAGTTCAGAGCATCGTGTGAGCTGAAGGTCTCATATCGCCAACGCTCAACCAACGCCCACCCAAAGAGTTTCGCACTCGCGCTCAGATCAGTTCTTTTAGCTACCTCCCAGCGATACCACTTCCAAACAATATTACGCACCTTATTAAAGTCTTTACTCGCCCGCGCGAGTGAGAGTGGAACTAGCCCACTCTCGCGCCCATTATCAACTTCACCTGGCACTAGCCACC